CCAAGTTTAACAAGGAAATCCCTTGCGAAATCTTCTTCTAATTTGGATGTCCCAAACTTGGGGTGTTTCCACTTTGGCTTTATGGTTTTCTTTTTTGCTAACGGTTTCTTCTTAATTGGCTGTTTCATAGCTCACCCCATCGTAGTTGATTAGGATATTAATGGTACTAGGATTAGATTCCTCGTAATTTAATGGAGACCTAAGTAATTCAGATACTATACATCCAACGTATTTCTCCTTATATAAGATAACACCAGTTTGGTCAAGGTGCGAAATCGTCATTGTAAACTTTCTGTTCATGAATTTCTCAAGTATTTCAGCAACTGGAGACGCTTCATAGCCATTTTTAACCACAAAATCATAAATTCCAACACTTATCCTACTTCTTGAGCTATCTATGAAGTCAACTGATTTAACCATTTCAGCAGGAACTGACAAATCAGTAAGGTCCACAAGGAATCTATCACAGAATATTGCATCGTGAATTGATGGCTTTGAAGGAGCAACATTCTGTATTATAGCAGGCTGTTCTACTGTTTTATTTTCTTTAAATATACTGTCATAAAATCCAGCACCTGTGTTTATGGAATGCCTACATGTACATGTTGATGAACAACACTCCTTAGGTTTTGATATTGAGTCAAATATATTGACAGAATTTGCTGTATTCTCTTCTCTTTCGCTTTCTTTTCTAAGTTCCTCAATTTCCTTGAGGGTACTATCTATTTCATACTTTATAAGTGTTATTGTATCGCCAGCTACATTATCCCTTCTCAGCAAATCATGAAGTGTGTTCATGAGCATCTTATGCTGGTTAATCTTCATTTCAAGTCTTTTTTTGACGTTTGACATGTTTTTAAGCCTTTTATGTTTATTTATTTTCATTGTTTAATTTATATTTATCTTCCGTTACTATTATTGGATATGTTTTTAACTTTTTGAAATTTTCCATAATAAATACATTTGTTAGCCTTTCACCAAGATACCCACCTATCCTATATTGATAATCAACTGTATTATTTGGGTAACTTCTCTTCAGATATCTATCCTTGTTGTTCTCTATTCTTTTAGTTATATCAGTTCCAACAATATTGATATACTCATTTAATATATCGAATATAAACTTAATATACCTTCTGAAATCATCGCTTCTCATTATAAACATATTATATGGAATCATAGTTTTACCATTAATGAAATTGTGCCACGCTCTTTGGTATTCTGGATATTTATCTGCCAATATACCCCCAACTATATATAAGTCTTCAATATTATGGCAATTCGCATATTGTTGCTTTACACTTGTTCTATGCTGCAACAGTTTCGCAACAATAGCATCATATTCTTTAAATGTCTCGTCCAAATTCGGTATTTTATCTAAAAAGTTAAAATATCTTCTATAATGACAAAATCCAACATATTTTTTTAAAGGAATATTATCATATACATATTTAAACTGGTAAAATTCACTGAAAAAATCGTCTTTTAATGGTAAACCAGGTTCTATTTTTTTAGCATCTATCACCTTATAAATGTCAGATTTTACTGGTGATTCGAAATCTTTGTGCGTACATATAAAAATATCTAAATTACCTTTACTTCCTGGAGAATTTTTTTTTCCACTTATGGCAAGTTTGTAACTTGACGATATTTCGTTTTCGTCATATTTTTCTTCTGTTTCCACAATATTATACGAACTGACATTATGTACCCTTCTAAACAGGAATATATTCGTAAGTATATCAATTAAATAACTGCCTATCTTGTACTGGTACTCAAATACATCACTAGGACTGAAATCCTTAACGTATTTACCCTTATTATCTTCAATTCTCTTCTTTATATCCTCGCCTACGGTATCTATATACCCGTCCATGATGATACCAATGAACTTAATATAGTCCAGAAAATCATCCCTCTTCATAATAAACATACTATAAGGGAACATCAGATTTTTCTCTATAAAATTGTTGTATATGTTGTAATATTCTGGACATCTAGCATGTATTATATCACCAACAATATCCAAATCCTCAATGTTATGGTATTTTTTATACTGGTCATGTATGCTCATAACAAACTTGATTGGCTTACCAAGTATCATGCCAGATTCTTTGAATTCTTCATCAATATTAGGTATGTTGTCAAGGAAATTAAAATACTTCCTATAATGGCATAATCCTACGTATTCAGCAAAATTATATTCACACTTAACTAGATTTCTAAGCATATAGAAATCTGAATAGAATTTTTCATCAAGAGTATCACCAGGATTGCCACATTCGATTATTTCTAGATTGGTTTTAATATCTAATTTGCTATTACCAACTATAATCTTATATGCATCATTAGATACAGGAGGAGTAAAATTATTGTAAGCACCTATAAACAGGTCAAGCTTCCTATCACCATGAATTTTTGAATCTTCTGAAGCAAGCAATGTGTTGAAATTAAATGATTTTTTAACATCATTTGCATAATCCTCTCTCATTTTTTCCTCTGAGAATTGATAATGTACGCAATATCCGTTCCTCTTATTTGTTTCAGAGAGTCTATCCTTCATGAGTTTCTTCTTCATAATGGAATACTCTATCCCTAGACCCTTATCAATATGCAATGTATATATTCTGTCACTGATGTAATCTTTGACTTCGCCTTTTGGGGAAGCAACATGAGCACCAATACCATATCCCATAGTCTCAATCTTGTTAGGGTCGAATAACACCAATTTACCAAAACCCCTATGCTGTGCATTTATTAACTGCTCTGATACAGTAGGAATTAATTCATGTAAAAGTTTACCAGACTCATATTCTGGACGATGGTCCCCACGAAAAGCATACCACTTATTAAAAAGGATAGTTCCGCCATTTTCACGCATCTTCGTTAATTCTCCCTCAAGGTCTTGAGAAAAAATCATTTCATCGAAATCACAGACAACAACCCAGTCAGCCTTGCCACGAGACTCATGCCAACAATCATTCTTAATATTCATCTGAACTATGTCGTTCATACCATCTGTATCGAAATGCCTAACTTCAATCCAGTCAAACTGTTTTAAAAATTCAACACTACCATCAGTAGAGCCGTTGTCATAAACCACAGCCTTCGTAACAAATCTCTTCCAATAATCAATGACGAAAGGTGCTATATCCATTTCGTTCCAACAAAGAGTGTATAAGTGTATTACCATTTTTCTTTAAAAAATAAAAAAATAAGTGCAAGAAACAATAGTTTCCCACACTTATTATTGTTTTTTAACATCCTATAGGATTAGTACGCCAATATTGCATAATCAAATCGTAGGTTGATTGATATGGTGGCCAAATCATCGTTGCTGTAATCCAATTCACCGAAGTCTGCTTGTGTACACATGGTATTCTTCAATATCCACTTGGATACAACAACACCAGTTGGGTCAAGCATCTCAAGCTCAACATCACGCTTATAACCAGCTGCGTATCCCTGTCTACCGCTTACTGACTCAGAGTGAAGACGAACCCACTCCATGACAGCCTGTGAAGCAGAAGGTCCAATTGGGTCACGAAGCGTAACTTGCATTTCGTCCCATGTATAACGACCAACAACGTATGTCTCGGTGTTCAAGAACTGAATTGGTTTGCCTTCCTGCTTGATTGAAGGACGCTTTGCATTCTGACACCACCACTCTTGTATACCTAGGTCTGCTGGGAATCTAAGAAGCCATCTATTTTTTCTCAGTGGCTCATAGTTCAACGGCATTTTCAAAAGTAAATCTGACATAATTTTTTAATATTTTTTTAATCTAGATTATTATTATCAATTTTATTATAAATATATCATTAACACTTTTTTAATAAAATTATTTGTTATTATCACATTTTTTATATATCTTTGCCAAAAATCTATTAGAATATGGTAAAGATTCTTATGTTAATGATTCTTGCGCATATAGTAGATGATTACTATCTGCAAGGAATTCTTGCTTCAATGAAGCAGAAGAAATGGTGGCTTGAGCAGAAAGGTTACAAGGATATGTATAAGAATGACTATAAGATGGCACTCTTGATGCACTCTATGTCCTGGTCTATTATGATACTTCTGCCAGTAATCTTCCTTACAACTACACCAAACTACATCATATGGGCTTTATTTGTAGTTAATGCATTAATACATTACTATGTGGATAACCTAAAAGCCAACGAACTCAAGATAAACCTAGTGGAAGACCAAAGCGTACACTTGCTACAGATAC